ATGGAGCGGAATGTGGCGCTTGTGCAGGGTGCGGCGTTGCGCGCGCTTGCCGAGGGCGCCGAGCCGACGCTCGCGCTGCTGGCTGACGCTTCGCAGCGCTCGCTGAACGTCCTCATCCGGAAAGCCCGCAAGGAGGGCTGGAAGGTCGGATGCGCGCCGCCCGCGAATATCGCCGAGCGCGTCCGCTCGACCGCCGCAGTGTTGGTCGACCGTCTGGAAGCGGCCGGCCGCGAGGCGCTCGCCAATGGCGGCCGGATCGACAAGACGGAGATCGATGGCCTCGTTTCCATTATCCGCGGCCTCGACAGGATCGGCGACATGGTGCGCCCCGAGGAAGCCGCCAGAGAGAAACAGATCAGAAGCGATGAAGAACTGGCCGCTCTCCTCGGGCGCATCAATGAGCGTATTGTCGAGCTTGCTCGGGCCTTCGCAGAGGATATGGGCAAAGCGGAACATCGGCTATTGCCGGGCGGGCCTCCTGGAAGGCGAGTGGATCGAACTCGCGCATCCTGACCAATATCCGCTGGGAGGCGCGCCGGACACCTGGCTGATGACGGGCGGGCGCGGCTCCGGCAAGACCAGGAGCGGCGCCGAATGGGTGGATTCCCTCGTGCGGGGCCTTCCGCCCTATACGCAACCGGGTCGGCGCTACGGGCGCATCGCGCTGGTCGCTGAATCGCTCGGCGACGCCCGTGAGGTGATGATCGAGGGGCCGTCCGGCATCCGCGCCGTTTCGCGTGGCGTGCCACCCCGTTTCGAGGCGACGCGGCGGCGGCTTGTCTGGGAGGCCACCGGCGCGGTGGCGCAAATCTTCTCCTCGGAGGATCCCGAGAGCCTGCGCGGCCCGCAATTCGATGCCGCCTGGCTGGACGAGGCGGCCAAATGGAAAAACGCGGAGGCTACCTTCGACATGCTGCAGTTCGGCCTCCGCCTTGGCGAGCGGCCGATCCAGATCGTCACAACAACGCCGCGCCCGACGCGGCTGATGAAGCGGCTGATTACGGATCCGACCGTGCGGGTCTCGAGGCTTAGCACGCAGTCGAATAGCAACAATCTGGCCGCCGGCTTCATCGCCACGCTGGAGAGGCGCTATGGCGGCACGCGGCTTGCCCGCCAGGAACTCGACGGCGAACTGATCGAGGACCGCGAGGATGCGCTATGGAGCCGCGCCGCGCTTGAGGCGATAAGCGGCGGGGTGCCGGTGGATTTGCGGCGCATCGTGGTGGCGGTCGATCCGCCGGCAAGCTCCGGCCGCGCCTCCGCCGCCTGCGGCATCGTCGCGGCCGGGCTCGACGGTGACGGCAATGGCGTTGTGCTGGCCGACGCTACCGTCGAGGCGGCGCGGCCGACCGACTGGGCGGCGGCGGCGATCCGGCTCTACCGCCGGCTGGACGCCGACTGCATCGTTGCGGAGGTCAACCAGGGTGGCGACATGGTGACGGCGGTGTTGCGGACGGTGGACGCCGCCGTGCCCGTTAAGGCCGTGCGCGCCAGGCGCGGAAAATGGCTGCGCGCCGAACCGGTCGCCGCACTCTACCAGCAGGGCAGGGTGCGCCATGCCGAACGCTTCCCCGCGCTGGAGGACGAGATGTGCGATTTCGGCCCCGACGGACTGGCCGGCGGCCGCTCGCCCGACCGCGTCGACGCGCTGGTGTGGGCGCTGACGGAACTGATGCTCGGCCGGGGCGGGGAGCCGAAGGTGAGGGATTTTGGGTAACCGCAGATCGGCAATCGGCAATCGGCAGTTGGCAGTCGGGGAACTGGTCGGCTTGCGGCACAACGCCTGATCGTACCCTCTTACTGCCGACTGCCGACTGCCCATTGCCGACCTGCCGCACTTCCTTCCAAGGAGACATTCATGCCACTTCACTGGCCCTGGGCTCGCCGCCCCGGAGAGACGCCTGCGCCTGCGGAACGCAAGGACGCAACCGGCTTCGTCGCCCTGCATATCGACGGCGAGGCGCATTGGACGCGGCGCGATTTCGCGGCACTTTCCCGCGAGGGGTTCCTGCGCAACCCGGTCGTCTATCGCTGCGTGCGGCTGCTTGCGGAGACGGCTTCCGCCATCCCGTGGCTGCTCTACGAGGGCGAGGCGGAACTTGCCGAACATCCGCTGCTTTCGCTGCTCGACCGTCCGAACCAGCGCCTGTCCGGCCCCGCCTTCCTGCAGGCGCTCTATGGCTACCTGCTTTTGTCAGGCAACGCCTATCTGGAACTGGTGACAGGCGGCGGCGCCAAGGAACTGCATCTATTGCGGCCGGATCGGGTCCGGGTGCTGGCCGACAGCACCGGCTGGCCGACAGCGCTCGAATACCGGCAGGGCAGCGAAAAGCGCATCATCCCGCTGGAAGGGGACGGCGAGGGCTCCCGCGCGCTCCAGATCAGCCTCTTCCATCCGCTCGACGACCATTACGGCTTCCCGCCGCTGGAGGCCGCACTTGCCGCGCTGGACATCCACAACGCCGCCGGGCGCTGGAACAAGGCGCTGCTCGACAATTCCGCCCGGCCGTCGGGCGCGCTGGTCTATGCGCCGAAGGAGGGCGGCAACCTGACCGAGGAGCAGTACGAGCGGCTGAAGACGGAACTCGAGGAAGGCTATTCCGGCCCGCGCCGTGCCGGCCGGCCGCTGCTTCTGGAAGGCGGGCTCGACTGGAAGGCGATGGGCCTGTCGCCGAAGGACATGGATTTCATCCAGGCCAAGCACGCGGCGAGCCGCGACATCGCGCTTGCTTTCGGCGTGCCGCCCATGCTGCTCGGCATTCCCGGCGACAACACCTATTCGAACTACCAGGAGGCGAACCGCGCCTTCTATCGCCACACGGTGATACCGCTGGTCTCGCGCACGGCGCGCGACCTCTCGGCATGGTTCGCCGGTGTCTTCGGGCCGGGCTTGAGGCTCTGGTACGACGCCGACCAGGTGGACGGGCTCTCCGGCGAGCGCGATGCGCTCTGGGCACGCATCGGCGCTGCAGACTTCCTTAGCGACGACGAGAAGCGCGAGGCGGTGGGCTATGCGCCGAGGGGAGAAGCCGGAGCGTCGCGCTGATGCAGGCCGTCGATCCTGCAACCGTTCTGGCATGCTTCCGCTATACGATCTCGGCCAACCGCGTGCTGCTTGCGGGCGAGCGCTTCCGCCGCGTCCTGAAAGCCGGTTTCCGCCCGGACGAACCGCGTGTGTCGGCAGGCAATCCCGACGGCGGGCAATGGACGGACGGAGGTGGTGGCGGTGCCTCAGCTGGAGCCGAGCAAGACGTTGACCCCATTGTTACAGGGGGCACTCACGATGAAGATCCGGGGCGCTATTCCGTTGATTTGAGAGAAGAAGAGACTGCTGGCGGACATACCATTCAGGATCATGTTGGAAGAAGCCCACAGTCACTGTTGGCCAGAGTGAGGGGAGAGCGCTACCTTGGCATATTTGAAACAATCGCACGGTATCGCGACGGATCGTTTCCGTCGATCCAGGCCGCCAGCAAGCTTGTCGATGCAACGCTCTCACGAAACAAGGAGATTGTAGACGCGGTTGCGAGCGGAACGCTTAGTGGAAGAAAATTGATCACCGCAACCTTCGCATCGAAAACAGGGATAGAAGCCTTTCGAAACGGCGAATATGAACAGCCATACCTTCGAGATACTTTTGGTGTAGGCGTTGTTATTGTTCATGATCCGAGCAGCCATTCGGGCTATCGAGTTGTGACCGCCTATCCGAGGAATGATTGAGGAAATCCGTGCAGATTCCACCGGAATTTCGTGATGTGGCACTGAAGATGCATCAGGATATGCCCCACCTTTTGTCGATGAAGGACGAAGGCGAAATCATCGACTATCTCGCGGATGGTGTTTCTCCCAGCAAAAGCGCTACGGCAGCCGAATATGTAGATGGGCTGTTGAGGTCGGCCTTGACGGCGCGTGAACTTACGACGTTATGGGTCGAGGCCGGGGCGGATTTTTCGGTCTCAGTGCACGGTATCGTTCGTTTTCTAACGATGCTGCGCGATCGACTGCGCCAACAAACCTGAAGGCGCTTCAGGCAGCAGAAGTCGCTTCGATATAGTTTTAAGGTTCGCAGGAACTCCATCTCATGTCCGACATGTCCAACGCCGCCCTTTTGTGGGCGGTGAAGGGCGCGGGCGCGGTGCTCGGCTCCGCGGTCTCGCTCGCCTATGTCTTGCCACATGGTCGGCGCGAGGCGGGGATCCGCTTCGCCGTCGGCATAGCCTGCGGGGTCGTCTTCGGCAGCGCCGCCGGGCTGAAGATCGCCGACGAGCTTTCGCTGCCGGCTTCGATCGGCGACGTCGAACTGATGCTGATGGGCTCGGCGGCGGCCAGCTTCTGCGCCTGGTGGGCTCTCGGCTTCGTCATCCGCACGCTGCAGCGCCACGGCCTGACAGATTTCTGGAAAGGATAGGGAATGGAGCGCAAGCGCGTTGAACTGCCGCTTGATGAACTGGAACCGGATGGCAGCTTTTCCGGCTATGCCAGCCTGTTCGGCACGGTCGATCTCTCCAGCGATCGGGTCGAGCGCGGGGCATTCGCCCGCTCGCTTGCCGAGCGCGGCGTGGGCGGCATCCGCATGCTCTACCAGCATGACCCGAACGAGCCGATCGGCGCCTGGACCACGATCAGAGAGGACGAGCGCGGCCTCTTCGTGCGCGGCAAGCTGGCGCAAGGCGTCAAGCGGGCGCGCGAGGTGCTCGACCTGATGCGTTCGGGCGCGCTCGACGGGCTCTCCATCGGCTTTCGCACGGTCAAGGCGCGCAAGGAGGCGACGGGCGGCATCCGCCGTATCCTCGAGGCCGATCTGTGGGAAATATCGGTGGTGACTTTCCCGATGCTGCCCGGCGCCCGCGTCAGCCAGGTCAAGGGCTTCGGCGCGCGGGAGGCGCTGCCTACCATCCGTGAATTCGAACGCTGGCTCACGCGGGACGCTGGGCTGACGCGAGGCGACGCAAGGCGCGTGATTACCCGCGGCTTTGCCAGCCTGACGCGCGAGCGGGACGCCGCGCAAAACGATCCATCGGCCCTGGCGCGAAAGATCCGCAAGGCCGCAACCCTCTTCCAGTGACCCCCTCTTCCAGTGAAAGGAAACGACGATATGACGGCAGGAACGATCTCGGTCTCGCCCGAGACCAAGGCGGTGAGCGACGACGCGCTCGTGGCCTTCGACGACTTCATGCGACTCTTCGAGAACTTCAAGCAGGACAACGACCAGCGCCTGAAGCAGATCGAAAAGCGCATGGGTGCGGATGTGATCACCACCGAGAAGGTGGACCGCATCTCGCGCTCGCTCGACGAGCACAAGCGTGCGCTCGACCAGCTCAATTTGAAGAAGGTTCGTCCGGCGCTTGGCCGCGACGGCGGCTTCCCGGCCATGCAAAGCGAGCACAAGCAGGCCTTCGAGGCCTATATCAGGAGCGGCGACGATCGGTTGATCCGTTCGCTCGACACCAAGGCCATGTCCTACGGCTCCAGCCAGGACGGCGGCTATCTGGTGCCCGACGAGACGGAGGCCGCCATCGGCCGCAGACTGGCGCAAATCTCGCCGATCCGCGGCATCGCTTCGGTGCGGCAGGTATCCGGCGCGGTTCTGAAGAAGCCCTTCTCGATCTCCGGCCCGGCGGTCGGCTGGGTGGCGGAGACCGCCGACCGGCCTCAGACCACGACCGCCACGCTCGACGAATTGCAGTTTCCGACCGTCGAGCTCTACGCCATGCCCGCCGCGACCGCCTCGCTCCTTGAGGACGCCGTAGTCGATGTCGACCAGTGGATCGCAAGCGAGGTCGAGACCGCCTTCGCCGAGCAGGAAGGTGCCGCCTTTGTCGGCGGCAACGGCACCAACAAGCCGAAAGGGTTCCTGGCCTATACGCAGGTGGCCGAGGGCAGCTGGGCGTGGAACAAGATCGGCTATATCGTGACGGGCGTCTCCGCCGCATTGCCGGCCGAAGATCCGTCCGACATCCTGATCGACACGGTCTATGCGCTGAAGGCCGGCTACCGCCAGAACGCCAACTGGGTCATGAACCGCAAGACCCAGGCCACGATCCGCAAGCTGAAGGACGCCGACGGCAATTATCTGTGGCAGCCGCCGGCCGCGCCCGGCAGTCGCGCCATGCTGATGGGCTTTCCGCTGGTCGAGGCCGAGGACATGCCCGACATCGGCGCCGACGCCACGCCGATCGCCTTCGGCGATTTCGCCCGCGGCTATCTGGTGGTCGACCGCACCGGCGTGAAGGTGCTGCGCGATCCGTATTCGGCCAAGCCCTACGTGCTGTTCTACACCACCAAGCGCGTCGGTGGCGGCGTGCAGGACTTCGACGCGATCAAGCTTCTGAAGTTCGGCACGGCGTAAGCCAATTTGCTGAAGCGGCAAGGTCGGCGGAACGGAACCCCCCTCTGTCCTGCCGGACATCTCCCCCTCAAGGGGGGAGATTAGCCGGCCGCACTCTCCGCTCTCGTTCTGCAGCCGAGGGATTGGCGAAGGCCGCGATGACAGCCGATCTCCCCCCTTGAGGGGGAGATGTCCGGCAGGACAGAGGGGGTCTGTCCCGCCGGACATCTGTTTTAACCCCAACCACTTGCAGGAATTTCATGACTCTCTTTCGCACCACCGTTCCGGCGGCCGAGCCGGTCACCGTGGCCGAAGCCAAGGCGCAGTTGCGCATCGGCCATGACAGCGAGGACGATCTGATCAACGGCCTCATCCGCGCCGCGCGCGAAGAAGTCGAAGCCAGGGCCGGCGTCGCGATGATCGCGCAGGACTGGCGCCTGGCGCTCGACCGCTGGCCACGCTTCGGCCGGGTCGCGCTTCTGCGCCATCCTGTCGTCGAGATCCTGTCGGTTACGGTCTACGGCACCGAGGGCGAGGCGTCACTGGTCGATCCTTCGACATATGAGGCTGACCTCGCCTCACGACCGGCGCGGCTCTTTTTCGCCACCCGGCCCGAGCCGGCGCGCATCCTGAACGGTATCGAGATCGATTTTTCGGCCGGCTTCGGTGCCGACGGTGACAGCGTACCGGGCGGGCTGAAGCGGGCGGTGCTGGTGCTCGTCGCCCACTGGTACGAATTCCGCGCCGGTTTCGGCGCGGGCGACCAGCCGGTTTCCATCCCGCCCGAGTTCGAGCGGCTGATTTCGTCCTACAGGCGGGGGCGGCTGTGAAGCGGGCGCTCGGCATCGATCCGGGTCGCTTCCGCACCGAGCTGGTGCTTGAATCGGTGACGGATGCCTCCGACGGCATGGGCGGCGAGGTCGAGAACTGGTCGGCCGTCGCGACGGTTTTCGCTCATATCGAGCCGGTATCGGCAAAGAGCGTATACGGCGCCGGGCAGACGCTCGAGACCGTGACCCACCTCATCACGTTGAGGCAGGGCGGGGATGTCAAAAGCGGCATGCGATTCACGGCCGGCACGCGGATATTTGACATCCTGACCGTTCACGACCCGGATGAAACGGGACGTTATTTCCAATGCGAAGCTCGGGAGATCGGCCGATGAAGACGGGCGTGGAAATTACCTTCGACGACCTCGCCCGGACGTTGAGGGCGCTGGCGCACGATCTGGCGGACCAGGCGGAAGCAGGCTATCGTCCATCCATGCGGCAGGGCGGCGATTTTCGCCGCGTTGACGGGCTGAAAGTCGAAACAGCGCTCGAACGGGGGGAAAGCCATGACAGCGCCGGCCGCTGAACTGCAGCGCGCGATATTCGCGGCCCTTTCCGGCAGTGCCGGCCTTGTCGCTGCGCTGGGGGGCGAACACGTTTTCGATCACGCTCCGGCTCATGTCGCCTTCCCCTACATCACCTTCGGCCGCACCTCCATCTACGACTGGAGCACCGGGACGGAGAGCGGTGCCGAGCAGCTCTTCACACTCCATGTCTGGTCCAAGGCCAAGGGCAAGAAAGAGGCAATCGGGATCATGGACGAGGTACGCGCCGTGCTGCACGACCAGTCCCTGCCGCTTGACGGGCACGATCTGGTCAATCTCAGGCTGGAATTCTCGGAAGTGCGTTTCGACGACGATCTCTCCGTCTATCACGGATTGCTGCGCTTCCGGGCCGTGACGGAGCCGACGGGCTAGCGGCAGTCGGCAATCGGCAGTCGATCGATAGGCACCCGGCGGGGCATCCTGCACCGGCTTTTATTTCCGACTGCCTGCTGCCGATCTGCCGATTGCCGACCAGATATTTTCACCTACACACAAGGAGGCCTTGAATGGTCGCTCAAAAGGGCAAGGACCTGCTCCTCAAGCTCGACGGGGACGGGTCGGGAAATTTCGTGACGGTGGCGGGGCTGCGTTCCAAACGGCTCGCCTTCAACAGCGCGACGGTGGATGTTACCGACGCCGAATCCGCCGGGCGCTGGCGCGAACTGCTTGCCGGCAGCGGCGTGCAGAACGCGGCGATCAGCGGCTCTGGTATCTTCAAGGACGCCGATTCCGACCAGAAGATACGGACGAAATTCTTCGCCGGCGACATTGCCGCCTGGCAGTTCGCCGTGCCGGGCCTCGGCACGATGAAGGGACCGTTCCAGATCACCTCGCTCGAATATACGGGCGCGCATGACGGGGAGGTGACCTTCGACATCGCGCTCGAATCCGCCGGCGAGATCGGCTTCACGGCCGCGCCATGAGCGTGAACCGAAGGCGCGGCGAGATCGCCGCGACGCTGGACGGGCGCGAGCGGCGCCTGTGCCTGACGCTCGGCGCGCTCGCCGAACTGGAAGCGGCGTTCGAGGCGGAAGATCTCGGCGCGCTGGTGGAGCGGTTTTCCTCGGGCCGGCTCTCTGCGCGCGATCTCATCCGCATCATCGGCGCCGGGCTTCGCGGCGGCGGTGAAACCGTCTCGGACGAGGATGTCGGCGCCATGCGCGTCGAGGATGGGGCGGCGGGCTATGCACGCATTGCTTCGGAGCTCTTGGCGATGACTTTCGGTGCCGGGGAGGGCGCCTCGCCAAACCCCTGAAAGCCGCGGCAGCCGGCGCCGAGCCGTTTCCCTGGGACGACGTGATCCATGTCGGCCTCGGCCTGCTGCGGCTTTCTCCACGCGATTTCTGGGCGATGACGCCGGTGGAATTCGCCGCTGCGGCGGGTCTTTCGCGTCGCGCGTCCGCGCTGCCGCCGACACGCGCCGACCTGTCTTGGCTGATGCGGGAATTTCCTGATGAAAGGAGGAGAAACGATGCCCACGACTAAAGACGTGACCGTCAGGATCGGTGCCGACACCGCGCCCTTCGCCGATGCGTTGAGGGATCTGCAAAGCCTTTCCAAGAGCTTCGGCTCGGAGTTGACAAACGCGCTGAGGGGCGCGGCGGTGAGCGGCAAATCGCTCGAAGGCATCCTGCGACAGGTTGGGTTGAGTCTGGCCGGAATGGCGCTCAGCCAAGGCCTGAAGCCGCTGCAATCCTTGACCTCCTCGCTCTTCTCGGGGCTTCTCGGCGGTTTGGGCGGCGCGCTTCACTTCGCTGATGGCGGCGTGCCGGGCCGCGTGACGCCCTTCGCTTCGGGCGGGGTCGTATCGACCCCGACCTATTTTCCGATGGGCAAGGGGCTGGGCCTCGCCGGCGAGGCGGGGGCGGAAGCGATCTTGCCGTTGCGCCGCTCGGCGGACGGCAAGCTCGGCGTGGCCGCGGCGGGAGGCGGTGCGCCGGTCAATGTCGTCTTCAACGTCACCGCGCAGGACGCCGCCTCCTTCCGCAAGTCGGAAGGGCAGATCACCGGCATGCTGGCGCGCGCCGTATCGCGCGGTGCCAGGCACCTTTGAGGCCAACGATGAGCGACACCACCAGTTTCCATGACGTGCTCTTCCCGCTTGCCGTCTCGTTCGGTGCGACCGGCGGCCCGGAGCGGAAGAACGAGATCGTGCAACTCGCCTCCGGCCGCGAGAAACGCAACGCCCGCGTCGCGCTTTCCAGGCGTTCCTACGACGCCGGCACGGGCGTCCGTTCGCTGGATGATCTCTACGACGTGCTCGCCTTCTTCGAGGCGCGGCGGGGATCGCTCTATGCCTTCCGCTTCCGCGATCCGTTCGACATGAAATCCTGCCGTCCGGATTCAGCGCCGGGGCCGCTCGACCAGACGCTCGGTGCTGGCGACGGAACGAGGGTAAATTTTCCGCTCGTCAAGAACTACGGCGAGGGCGCGCTGGCCTATGCGAGGCCGATCGTGAAGCCGGTTTCGGGAACGCTGCGCATCGCCGTCGCGGGTGACGAGGCGAGCCCTGACGATTTTTCCTTCGATGACGTGGCCGGCACCGTGGTCTTCGCCGCCGGCGCTGTTCCAGCCGCAGGGCAGGCTGTGACCGCCGGTTACGAATTCGACGTGCCGGTGCGCTTCGACACCGAGCGCATCGAGATCGGCCTGCACTCGTTCAAGGCCGGACAGATCCCCAGCATTCCGCTGATGGAGGTGATCCTTTGACGGCTTATCCTGAGGCGTTCGCCGCGCATCTTGAAGGCGAGGCGACGACGGTGTGCCAATGCTGGAAGCTGACGCGCAAGGATGGTGTCGTCTCCGGCTTCACCGACCATGATCTTCCGCTGACGGTCGATGGCGTCGCCTGCAAGCCGGGTTCCGGTTTCGCGGCGAGCGAGGCGCGGTCTTCGCTCGGACTCGCGGTCGATCCGGTCGATGTCGAAGGCGCGCTTTCCTCGGCCGACCTCGCCGAAGATGACATCGAGGCTGGGCTCTTCGACGGCGCGACCGTCGAGACCTGTCTCGTCAATTGGGCGGATCCAACTCAATTCGCCCGTATCCGCAAGGCGGTCATCGGCAAGATAACGATGAGCGACGGACGCTTCGTCGCCGAACTCGAAAGCATGGCGGCAAGCCTCGACCAGCCGAACGGCCGCACTGTGCGCCGTATTTGCGACGCCGAACTGGGGGACGGGCGCTGCCGTTTCGACCTCGGCCAGGCGGGTTTCTCCGCCAGCGGCTCCGTCGCCTCGGTGGAGACGGCCGATACGATCATCGTCGCCGGCCTCGGAGGGTTTGCCGCCGGGTGGTTCGCGAACGGGCTCGTCACCTGGACGGACGGCGCCGCTGCCGGCCGGACCGCGCGTATCATCGACCATCTTGTGCGTGCCGGCGAGGTCGCCTTCGTATTGTGGGGCCCACAGGCCGACGCGCCGGCGCCGGGTGACACGTTCACCGTCATCGCCGGCTGCGACAAGCGCTTTCATACCTGTAAAGCCAAATTCGCCAATCAATTGAATTTCCGGGGATTTCCGCATCTGCCCGGCAACGACGCCGCCTATGGCTACGCCACCGACGGCGGCAATTTCGACGGAGGTCCGCTGGTCCCATGAAAAGCGAACGTCTTTGCCCACCGGTTGCCGCACGGATCCTCGGCGAGGCGCTGGAATGGGTCGGCACGCCCTATCGCCACCAGGGATCGTCGAAGGGCGTCGGCTGCGATTGCCTGGGCCTCGTGCGTGGCGTCTGGCAGGCCGTATACGGCGAGGAGCCGGAGAGGCCGGGACCCTACGCAGCGGACTGGGCCGAGGCGACCGGCGAGGACCGCTTGCTGGCCGCCGCGCGGCGCGATTGCATTGCCAAGGCGAAGGACGAGATGGTGCCTGGCGATCTCCTGCTCTTCCGCTGGCGGCCGGATGTGCCGGCCAAGCACGCAGGCATCCTCGTGACCGACGACCGGTTCGTCCACGCCTATCAGGGGCATTCGGTGCTCGTTTCCGCGCTGGTGCCGCACTGGCGCCGCCGCATCGCCGGCGTGTTCGCCTTTCCTCCCATCGTAACGGGTCGTTAGCCCATGGCCACTTTGGTATTGCAAGCCGCCGGCAGTTTCCTCGGCGGCGCTTTTGGCGCTGTCGGCGCGGCAATAGGATCTGCCGTCGGCGCGACGGCCGGTTATCTGGTCGACAGTGCGCTCATCGAAAGCACCCGCCATATCGAAGGGCCACGCCTTGCGACACCCAGGCCTTTTTCCGCCGAGGACGGGGCCTCGGTCCCTCGCATTTACGGCACCGCGCGCACCGGCGGGACGCTTATATGGGCGACGCGCTTCGAAGAGAAGCGCACCACCAAGCGCCAGGGCGGGAAGGGCGGACCGAAGGTCACGACCTATTCCTATTTCGCAAATGCCGCATTCGCGCTCTGCGAAGGCGAGATCGCCGGCGTCCGCCGTATCTGGGCCGACGGCAGGGAAATCGACCGGACGCGCTACGATATCCGCATCTATAACGGCACGGAGGATGAGCTTCCCGACCCTTTGATCGAGGCCAAGCAGGGCACCGGCAACGCCCCGGCCTATCACGGCATAGCCTATGCCGTCATCGACCGTTTCCCGCTCGACGATTACGGCAACCGCATACCGCAGTTCCAGTTCGAGGTCATGCGCCCCTGCGACGACCTCAACAGGCAGATACGTGCGGTCACCCTCATACCCGGCTCGACCGAATACGGTCTCGAACCGAAGCCGGTCACCCTGCGGATCCGCCAGGGCGAAACGCAGCCGGTGAACCGGCATGTCCTGACCGCTGCGTCCGACATGGCAGCCTCACTCGACGAGCTGCAGGCGCTGTGTCCGCACCTCGAGAACGTGGCCCTCGTGGTCGCCTGGTTCGGCAGCGACCTGCGCGCAGGCTCGTGCAGGATCCGTCCGGCCGTGACCCAAGGCAATCCGGACGGACTGTCACAGGGATGGAAGGTTTCGGGCGTCGACCGGGGCAACGCCGTGGTGGTGTCCAAGAGCGACGGGTCGCCGGCTTATGGCGGCACGCCGTCGGACCGTTCGGTGCTCGACGCCATTGCAGAGATCAAGGCGAGGGGGCTCAAGGTCACGCTTTACCCGTTGGTGATGATGGACGTACCGGCCGACAACGCGCTGCCGGATCCCTATGGCGCCGACGCCCAGCCAGCCTATCCGTGGCGCGGACGCATCACCTGCATCCCCGCGCCGGGCCTCCCCGGCTCGCCGGACCGAACCGAGGCGATCGCGGCGGAGGTCGATGCGTTCTACGGCACCGGGTCGGATTGGGGCTATCGGCGCTTCGTGACCCACTATGCCTCCCTTGCCGCGACGACGGGCGGCGTCGATGCTTTCCTGATCGGCTCGGAGCTTCGCGGTCTCACGACGCTGCGCGACGACAGGGACAATTTTCCTTTCGTGGCGCGCCTGTGTTCGCTGGCGGCCGACGTGCGCGCCATTCTTGGCCCGACCGCTAAAACAACCTACGGCGCGGATTGGAGCGAATATTTCGGCCACCATCCGGCGGACGGATCGGGCGACGTCTTCTTCCATCTCGACGATCTTTGGGCCCATGAGGCGATCGACGCGGTCGGCATCGACAATTACATGCCGCTTTCCGATTGGCGCGCCGCCGACTATGCCGGCGGCAATCCTGATGGTTTCGAAGGTCCCTACGACCCCGGCGGCCTGCGTGCCGCGATCGCCGGCGGCGAGGGTTTCGACTGGTATTACGCAAGCGACGAAGACAGGAAGAACCGCCGGCGCAGCGCAATAACGGACGGCGGGTACGGCAAGCCCTGGACCTACCGCTACAAGGATATCGTGGGCTGGTGGTCGAGCGCACATTACAATCGCGTAGGCGGAGTGGAGGCATCGATACCCACCGCCTGGGCGGCTTGCGGCAAGCCGGTCTGGTTCACCGAGATCGGCTGCCCCGCCATCGATCTGGGGCCGAACCAGCCCAACGTCTTTCCGGATCCAAAGTCCTCCGAGAGCGCTTCGCCATATTTTTCCAGCGGCGGGCGGTCCGACCTGGCGCAGCAGCGCTTTCTTGAGGCGCATGGCCGCTACTGGGACCCCGGCGATCCGGGCTTCGGGAATGGCACGAACCCGGTTTCGCTCGTCTATGGCGGCCGCATGGTCGATCCTTCGCGCCTTTATGTCTGGTCGTGGGATGCCCGGCCCTATCCGGCCTTCCCGCTGCTCCGCGACGTGTGGAGTGACGGCGGCAACTGGGCGCTCGGCCATTGGCTGAACGGAAGGCTGTCGGGCATTTCGCTCTCTGGCCTGGTCGGCGCCATCCTTGCCGATCATGGCCTGCCGAGCCCGGATACGGCGAAGGCGGATGGCTTCCTGACCGGCTATGTGGTTTCCGATCCTTCCTCTGCACGCTCCGCACTGGAGCCACTGGTCGATATCTTTGGCCTCAGTGTGCATGAGGACGATGGCAAGCTGGTCTTCCGCTCGCCGACGGCGCTGGCGATCGCGCCCGTGCAGATCATCGATGCGGCCGTGGACGAAAACTCCGCCACGGTCGAGAAAGTCCACATTGCCGCGGGCGACCTTCCCCAGAGCGCCACGCTCACCTTCCAGGATGGCTTGCGCGACTACCAGTCGGCGTCTGCGCGCGCGCTGCGCGAAGGCGCGGCGTATGAACGGGAACGGACACTTGTGCTCCCGGCGATCATGGATACGGGCGCCGCGGAGGCGCTTGTCGCCGACTGGCTGCGCCGTGCCTGGCGCGGCAGGGAAGAAATCAGCCTGGCGGTGCCTGCGCTTGCCGTCGCCCCGCAACCCGGGACCGTCATCCGGGTCTTCGGCAACGATGCCGAATTTCTCGTGACCGGTGCCGATGAGGGTGTTCTGCTCAAACTTTCGGCGCGGCGCATCCTGCGTGTCGCCCCGGCTCCGTGGCGACCGATCCTGCCGTTCGATGCGGTTCCTCCAGGCACGATTGTCGGCGAGCCACTGGTCCTTTTCATGGATTTGCCCATGATATCGGGAGGCGTGCCGGAAGATCAGTTCCGCGTGGCGGTCTGGTCGAATCCCTGGAAAACCGAAACGCTTTACGTGTCGCCCGAAGACGCCGGCTTCGAACTCCGCGCCTCGATCGGAATGCCCGCCGTCGTCGGCGAGCTTCTGGAGTCGCTCGGCCCCGGTTTCTCCGGCCGCCTCGATGGCTCGGCGACGGTCGATATCCGGCTGTCCGACGGCGAACTGCAGAGCATATCGGAGCTTCAGTTTCTCAACGGCGGCAACGCAGCGGCCATTCGTTCGGCCAGAGGCGTATGGGAGCTTATCCAGTTCCAGACGGCCGAAGAGATCGCGCCTTCCGTCTGGCGGCTTGGCGGCCTGCTACGCGGCCAGCTTGGAACCGAGGACGCAATGGCGGCCGGCGCGCCGGTCGGCGCTTCCTTTGTTCTCCTCGACGAGGCGGTGAAGCCGGCGGGCCTGCTTTCCTCGGAAATAGGCCTGCCACTCAACTGGCGTGTC